GATCTAGTTTATGATCCCGAAAGGAAAGTATCAAAGACATCAAATTTTGTAGCAACATGTGCTGATGGTACAGAAGTAAAAAAGACATATATGCCTGTGCCATATAACATGACATTTGAGTTGTCAGCAATGACAAAACTCAATGATGATATGCTTCAAATCACTGAACAAATTCTTCCTTATTTCGCACCAAGTTATACGATCCCCATTAAAGTGCTCGGTTGCGTGAATGAAATTATGAATGTTCCTATTGTGATGGATAACATTACAATGGAGGATGATTATGAGGGAAACTTTGATACAAGAAGGGCATTAGTCTACACATTTAGATTTACTGCCAAAGTCAATATGTATGGTCCTGTTAGAGATGTTTCTTCTAGCATCATTGATAAGGTTAATATTGGATATATTGGTGGTTCTAGATCTATCGTTAAGGGTGCCGCTGCTTCTTATGAAAGAGATGTTAACTATAAAGTTACTCCAAGAGCACTCAAAGATTATGACGGTGTTATTGTTACTAACTTGGCAGCAGATATTACTGATGAGGATACTATAATTGAAGTTCTTGATGGAACGAAGATTACGGTAGATACTGACATCTACATTGATGAAGAATTGATGTATGTTAGAAATATCACTGGAAATAAACTAACTGTGGATAGAGCAAAGGATCAGACGACTCTCCAAATTCACGTTTCTGGAGCAGCGGTACATGGTATTACTGTTGCTGATACACCATTAATTGAAGTTGGAGATAACTTTGGATTTGATGGTGGATTTTTCTAATGACTATTATGACAAAAAAGTATGACAAGTTGGATGAAACCTTTGACGTTAAACCAACAGAAATAGTAAAAGAAAAAGTCGATGATAAAATCGAACAAATTAAATCTTCCACTGAAGATATCCGTAAAGACTACGAATATACGAGGGGTAATCTTTATTCGATCATTGAAAAAGGTCAAGAAGCGATAAATGGCATTCTTGAACTTGCTCAAGAAAGTGAAATGCCTAGAGCATATGAAGTTGCTGGTCAACTTATCAAAAATGTTTCCGATGCCACTGATAAGTTGATGGATCTTCAGAAGAAACTGAAGGATGTCAATGAGGATAAAGAAGCAAAAGGACCAACCACCGTTAATAATGCTCTTTTCGTAGGATCTACCGCTGATCTTCAAAAAATGTTGAAGCAAGCGCAGGAAGATAAATAATACACTGGGAGAGAAATCCCGAAGTATTATTTACTTATAAAATGTCTAAAGAAGAACTACCATCAATAAATGATTACCTTGAAGGTAGTGATTTACCATCTTATAAGGATTTTTTGGAAAAAAAGGAAGAACTTCCTTCAGTAGAAAAATATATTTCAGAATCAAACCAAAATATTATTGAAGAAGAGACTCAAACCATAGAGAATGTAGATGGTGAGTCATTTTTAGAAGTAATTGATGTTGTCAAAGCACCCGAATGGTCAGAATTGGTGCGTCTGGTTAATGATGTAAGAAAAGATATCCCCAAAATACCTGAAATTAGGTATTATGATGAACAATTAGAAGAAATTTGTGATAAAATCTCACAAATTCAACAAGATTTTGTAAAGAGTGACAAAATTGATGTCTTAAATGTACAAAATGAAGAATTTGAGGGTAAATTATCTGAAATTGAGGCAAAAATCCCCACGGTCAAGTATTATGACCATGATATTAATGTAATTTATGATAAAATTACTGATATCAAGGAAGAAATTAATAATCTTCCAGAGGTAAAATACTATGAAGAGGACTTAAAGTCTTTAAAATTAAGAATTGAGCAAGTAAATCAAGATATTCCCACCTTTCCTGACTGGGTTCAGAAAGTTCAAGAGGTTCCAGATTTCTCTTGGATTGGTAAAACTTTTAGCATCATTGATGATGACTTTAATAAAGTCCAAGGCCATCTTGATTTAATCAAAGAAAAAATTGATCGTGAAGTTAATATAATTAATGAGTCTATTGAAGTTAAAGAATTTGAATTTAAAGTTGATTTAAAAAATCTTAATGAAAATCTTGATCTAACGAACGATAGGATTACACAAACTAAAGATAAAATATACAAAGAGATTAAAGAATCCTCTATCAGGATATGGGAACTTCGTAATACGTTCAAGGACGATGATAAAAAATTAAAGAAGTCTATTCTTGGTGAGCAGAATAAACTTAAGCAGTCTTTAGAAAAACAAATTGAAAAGATTGACGAACAGAGCGTCAAAGCAGACGAGACTATTCTCAATTTTTTCACTGATCTGAAAGAAACTGTTGATACACTTCCTAAAGTAAAATATTATGATGAAGATATTTCATCCATTAAAGGCGACATATCCTCACTTAAGAGTGGTCTAGAAGAGTTAAATGAAATATCATCCTTAATTAAGAAGGATCAAAAGCAATTACAAGAAAATTATCTTCTTAATGAACCACCATCTGAAAAAGAAAAAGCAGGTGGGCAAACTGATGCATTGACACCGCTTGATCAAAATTTTGCTACTCTTGATGATCTATCAAATCATTACAGACTTTTTATTAATAGGATTACCACTCAACTCTCAACAATGGGTGGTGGTGGAGCAGGTTTTATCAAAGATCTTGATGATGTTGATATCACTGGTTTACAAAACAACTATATTTTAAAATGGGATGACCCAAATAATAAGTGGATAGTAGCGAGTGGTGGCAATGTTGGTGCTGGAGGAACTTGGCACACTGATAGCATTGGTATTTCTACTAACAAATCTGTTGGAATTAATACCTCATCTGCTGTAACAGGAAAGTCGCTTTACGTCGATGGTGATGTTCAGTTTACTGGCAATTTAAGTGTTGGTGGCACTATCACCAAAGAAGATATTAAAAACTTAGATTCAATTGGAATCATTACGGCAAGATCTGGTATAGATGTCTTATCAAACGGAGTAAATGTTTCTGGTGCTTCTACAATCAGCACGGGAGTTGGAACGGTTCACATAGGTGTTGGTCAAACAGCACTACTTGTTGATGGTGATGCTAGAGTAACTGGTATTCTTACGATTGGTACTGGATCAATTACTCTTGATCCAAATGAGAGAAAAATTACTGGCATTGATGAGATAATTATTGGCACTGCCAATACAGTTAGAATACATCAAGATACTTCTGGAGAAGTTGTTTTTAGTGATAGAGATGGAAAACAAGCATCTGTTGGGATTGGCACAACAGTTTCTATTAATACAACTGGCATCATAACTGCTGCCACCTTAAAAGCATCTACTGCGTTTTACCCTCCAATATACACCACAGCACAAAGAGATGCCGGTTCATTTAATGAAGGAGCAATTATTTTTAACACTACCAGTAAAAAGTTAGAGTTCTACAACGGCACATCTTGGCAGTCGCTGCCTGGTATGTCTCTTGGTCTTACTGTAGCACTTGATGGATGATAAATAAAGAGAGGTTCTCTTACTTATTGGGATGATTAACGAAGAGGGACTAAGAGATTGGTTTGGGAAGTCCAAATCGAAAGATGGCAAAAAAGGCTGGGTCAATGTTGTGACTGGCGATTCTTGCGCTAGTGATAAACCCGGTGAAGGTGTTCCTAAATGTGTATCATCTGCCAAACGAGCTAGCATGTCTAAAAGCGAAAGGAAGGCAGCACAAGCGGCAAAGAGAAGAGAAGATCCTGGACAGCAAAGTAAGTCTGGGGCATCAGCACCAACAATGGTAAAGACTGACCGTAAAACCAGGAAAGAAGAAATGGAAGTCAACGAAGCAGCGGATAAGAAAGGTAAGGGTTCGGGTAAGAAAGATGCCTGCTACCATAAGGTTAAGTCTCGCTATTCTGTATGGCCATCTGCTTATGCTTCTGGTGCTCTTGTGAAGTGCCGTAAAAAGGGTGCTAAAAACTGGGGTAACTCATCCAAGAATGAAGAGTTCCTGGCGCTTCCTGAGTTTACAGAGGTACAGATTAAGGCAATGGAATCCAATGGTATTGAGGTTGAAGTTGTTGAAGCTTGTTGGGATGGTTACGAGAAGAAAGGCATGAAGACTATGTTTGGTAAAAGATATCCAAACTGCGTCAAGAAAACAAAAGCAAAGACCAAGAAAGAAGAAGTTGAACTTGATGAGAAGTGTTGGGATTCGCATAAGCAAGTTGGTATGAAGAAAAAGGGTGGCAAAATGGTCCCCAATTGTGTACCCAAAAATGAAGAGATAGATATTCCCGAAAAGGAAAAAGTCATTGAGAGTTTGATTCTTGGAGAAGGAATCGAAAGAATTCCGTCCGAGACTGGCAAGGTATATCTTGTATCATTCTTATGGAGAGGGAAATATATGATGATGAAGTTGTTTTTCCCAGAACTCAAACAACCAAATAGGAAGCAAGTTCAAGCAGCAATGGATAAAGTTTATCCTGGTTCTAAGGTGATGAGATTTGATGCTTCAATGCTTGACAATAAAGATACTTATATTAGAGTACCTGACATGTCCGAAGAAACTGAAG